GGCGGCCGCATCTATCGATACGAAATGACCGACGAGCAACACGACGATCTGTTGAATGTCGCCGCCGACCTGCCTTTTGCTTGCCTGATATCGAGCTATCCGAATCAGCGCTACGACGAGACCCTGGCCGACTGGCGGACGATCGATTTTCAAACCACCGACCGCGGCGGCAATCGACGAACCGAGCGGCTTTACATGAATTTCCCGGAGCCGGCCGAACTGCACGATTACCGCTACCTGGGCGACGACAAGCGACAGCGGGAACGGATCGCCCGGCGGCGGCGCAATTGGTTGGCCGGTCTCAAACGGGCGTCTCCCTTGGAACGCCGAGCGATTCTCGACGCCTGTCAGCAAGCGGTCGGGGAGGGATGAGGTTTGAGGCGTGAGGAAGCAATAACGCGATCGCCGGTCGCACGATCCGGCGGCCCTGCCAGGCTTTCGGCCGTGACGCCGCTGCGACTTCGATCGTGACCCGCCGGCGGCACTAAACGTGACGGGCCCGGCGGACGTGCCGTGACACTCACGCCTCAACCCCCAACAAGAAAACGCCCCGGCCGGGTTGCCCTGGCCGGGGCGTGACGCGTCGAAAATGGTCGGTCCGCCTCAGTCGTCGTCGGGGATACGCCAGGCGGACCGGGCGGCCGTTAGGATCGGCGTCGCAAAGATGTCGTCGATCTTTGTGGCGCTTTGGGCAACCGCGTCTTCGATTTGATCGAAGAGGAAGTCAATCACACCTGCCGCGTCGCCGTTGACGATCGCGTTCCAAATCAGCGCCTCGATGCCCCGGTCATCGCCGTAGGCGACCTTGCCGGCCGGCATTTCCAGTTTGCCGAGCAGGGCGTCGAGGATCGATTGAATGCGATCGGGTGTTAGCACATTCAGCGCCGACATCAACAGCATCGTCAGTAGCTTCGTCTTCAACATGGATCAGGTTCCTTTTTCCTCAGCGGCCCGTGGTGAAAAACCTTCGCCTGGCTGTCGTCGGGCCGCGTCGCCGACTCCAGGTTTTTTTCTTGGTTTTGGGGAGACGTGATCGGGTTGGCTGAGTCGAACCGTCCATCCGTGCGGTCGTCGCTTGCCAAGCGCAGCACCGCGCCGACGATCGCCGCCGACGCCAGGCTAATCACCAGGCCGGCGAACGCGCCGCCGATGGCATTGATCCAACGTGAGTTGTGGTCGGTCCGCGTTTCGAGTTGAGCGACGCGCGTGACCAGGCCGTCGTTGCCCTCCGGCGTGCCGTGCAAGATTGCCTCATGCTCGTCGGTCTTTTCCTGATGGTTCTGGCAAGGCATCTTAGCGAGGTGAATTTTGATATCGTTCAACTGTTGCCAGATCGCTTCGATTGGGTCACCGCTCATGTCGACTCCGTTCCTTCCTAGTCGCTGATCCGATGCCAGGACCAATAACAGCCGTCGGCGCTGCCGTCGCCCGCCTGACCGGCCAGGTACGTCGCGTCTTCGTTGTCGGCCGACCCCTCAAAACGTGTCGCGCGGATGCGATACGTGTGACTTGCGTTTGTATGATTCACCAACAACGCCGGCGACGCCTTGTCTTCCTCGACGTAGTTGGTGTCGAGGATCGCCAGACTGGCAGGCACGGCGTTCCAAGAAGAACCGGCATACCGTTCGATCCACGCCTCCGCTTTGCGTGGACTCGACCACGGCTGCGACGTGCCCTTTTCGGCGTGGATGTTGAGCTTGACGTCGTAGCGGCCCGTCTGTGCGATCGTGAGCACGCCCGACGACAACGAAAAGTTCGTGTCGTCGAGGTTCGTACACGCGGCGGAAATCAGAAGCGTATCGGGGCCGCCGGTGTTCAGCACGGTTTGATCGGCGCCTAGATATCCCTGCCAACTGATCTGCGTATCGACGTTACTCGGACAATCGACGATCCGCACCAGACAAAGCACTTCGCCCAGGGTGCCGGGGGAGTACAGAATGCGGGCCGTGCCAGTGGCCGCCGACTCCAAGCGAAAGACGTTCGGACCGAGGTCGGGCACGGCGTAGCGATGGCCAAGATCCGTGACGTCGACCTTGGCGACCGTCACGCCGGCGACAGCGCCCGGCGTCGGATAACCGTCTTTGGTCGGCCGCTGCAAAATGGCGAACGAACAGGTGTCGTCGGCCGTGGCTTTGCGGCTGTCGAAGGTGGGCCGATACTTGAACTCCAGGTCGTTGGCCGCCTCGTTGAAGACGACGCCGGCCAGGCCGACGCAATCGAATTGGTCGCGATCGCTGCCGGTCGAATTCAGCACGCGGTAGACGTCGAGGTCGCCAAACGAACGGATCGACCGGGCGTTTGCGCCGTCGCGGCGGTTGGCCTCGGTCGCGGCCGCCGCCAGCATCGCGTTGAATTCGCCGGCGCTGATTTGCATCCGTGAGTTGCGGCTGGCAGGCGTGAAGGGCGGTCGCGTCTGTTGCACGTCGTCAGACTCCTATGCCGATCAGGCTGAAATCGGCCAGCGGATACACCTGCGAGACAACGACGGCGTGGGGGGCCGGCACCATGCGGTTGGCGGTGGTGTCTTTTTCCTCGTGAAAATACGTCCAGAGGTATTCGTGGCCGTCCTTTTCGATCGGGCCGCCGGTGATGTCGCCCGGCTCTTCGATTTCAATGTTCGGTTCCATCGTGAACTTGAAAGTGACTTGCCACTGGCCGCCCGGCTTGTCCTGCGAGCCGGTCGCGCCGTCAAATCGCACTTCGCCGGCCGCCCACCCTTTGAACGTGTCGTCGTTGACCGAGCCGGTCAATGTGGCCAGCGTCTTGGCGTAGGTTTCCGTGACGTCCTCCGCGTTGAGATAATGCGTTTCCTGGTAACTGAACGCCGGCACAATCACGTCGACGCCCGCGACGTTGCCGTCGGCGTCGACGCCGATCGCGTTCTTGAAGTCGGGGGCGACGTACTCGTGATGCTCGTAAATCTCTTGGTCGATGGCGATATCTTTGTGCACCGTCCCGCCCGTCGTGTCGAACGAAAAACTCGACGTGTTGTCTTCCCGCTTTTTGCTGGAATAGGTGAGCGTGTATTTCCAGACCTCGGGCGCGATCTGGTCATCGGTCACCGTTCGCAGCCGCAGGCCGTCGTCAGACGCGGCGGGGGCCTCGCCCAGGACGGCGGCTTTGAGATCGGACTTATCGTCCGAGCCGGCGGCGATGTACAACCGGACCTCTTGGTCCTGGTCGCCGACCGTCTCTTTTCTCGACTTGTACGCTTCGCGGACGATGATTGCCATGGTTCGACTCAGGTGAATACGAGTTCGCTCTCCCGCGCCAAGCGAGCGATTTCCTCCACGTGTGCGGCCGTCTTTTCAGCGGCTTTCAACTGGCGGGCGGTGGGCGTGCTGCCGGCCAGCAACGCCTGAGCACCGGCTGCGGAAAACGAGCCTTTCGCCTGACGTGCGGTCGCCTCCGCGCCACCTAGACCGGCGTTGAAATCCGACGGGTCGTAGCTGAACGGCGTGTTATTGTCGCCGTCTTCGCTGTCATCGGTGGCCGCTTCATTGGCGGCCGCCCGGGCGTCGGCCGCCTCTTTGGTCAGCCGGCCAAGATCGGCGTTCGTCGCTCGCAACGACCGATCGAGCCAGGTTTCGCCCCGGGCCTCGCGACGAGCGTCATGGGCGTCGCTGACTTGCCGGGCGGCATTGGCCTCGGCGCGATCGCGGAGTGCGTCGTTGCCGGCCAGCGCTTTGTTGAGATTCGCTTTTCCCAGCAAGTCCATACCAAAGTTGCTGGCGACCCAACTGTTGATCTTTGCGAGCGCCTTGAAGAACTTGTCGACCAGCCAGTGATTGAACGACGCCCACCCGATTTTCATGGCGGCCGTGACTTCCGCCCACACCGACGCCAGCCGGTCGGTGAACGCGAACCAACCGTTTTGGATCGCGACCAGCGCGGTCAGCGCGGCGGCCTTGATCCCCTGCCAGGCGATTTGAGCGGCCATCGACAGGTTGCCGCTCATCAAGGCGTCGACAATGCCGCCAAACGTCTGCTTAGCGATACCGAGGATCTCGCCGAAAAACCTTTTCGCGCCCGCCCACAAGCCGCCCAGTAAGCCCAGGGCGTGCAGAGCGGCCGCGCCGATGCCGACGACGGCCGCGGCGATCGCCAAGGGCACGGCGACCACGGCAGCGGCGGCGGCGATCGCCGAGGCGATGCCGCCGACCACGGCAATCACTCCGCTGGCGACCGTGGCGATCCCGCCGATCCCGGCGGCGACAACCGAGGCGAAGACGCCGACGCCGACCAGAATCCCGCCCACCGCGACCAGCGCGGAACCGATGCCAAAGATCCATTTCACGAGCGTCTTGTTGTTGCCGGCCCACTCCTGCACGGTCTTGGCGATGCCGGTCAAAAAGTCAGCCGCTTCGGTGAGCACCGGTGCGAGCGCCGCGCCGACCGTCGTCACGATCCGCATGAAGCCGGCCCACATGGCGTCGGTCGCTCGCTTCATTTTTACGGCGTTCTCGATGTCCTCCTTGGACATGATCGGGGCGGCGGCCAGCTTGCCCCGCAGATTCGCCCCCTGGTCGAGCAACTCCATGATTTTGAAGGCGTCGCCGCCAAAAATCTCGTCGGCCGCGAACTGGCGAAACGACGGGTCTTCGATGCCGGCAATCGTCTCGGCAAGCTGCGCGTACTGTTCGGTGATCGGCAACTCTTTCATGGCCGCGGCGTCGATGCCCAGCTTCTTGAACATGTCGGCCAGCGGACCCGTGTTGTCGGCGACCGCTTCGCCAAGCCGGAGGTTTAGTTCCTCGGTCGCGCCGACAATGTCGTCAGTCTCAATGCCCAGCGATTTGGAAACCGACACAAGCTGCGAAACGCCTTCCACGCTGTGACCGGTTTGTTTCGAGATTTTCGAGATCGATGCGCCGACGTCCATGAAAAGTTTGGACGCCCCGATCAGCGGAGTCATCAAGGCCGTGCCGGCGGCGCCGACGCCCAGGCCGACGTTTTTCAGGCGACGGCCGAACCGCTTCATCCGCGTCGAGATCCGGTTTTCGAAGTGGTCGAGCCCCTTGCCGGACTTGTCTTTGACGCCCAGTTCGACGTTGCCGCGACCGGCTCGGATTTCCTTGGAGCTTGGCATGTCCTCAACTCCTAGACGCTGGTCGCGTGTTCGGGGGAGACGATCGAATCCTCGAACAGGTTGGGGGCTTTGCGGGCCGACTCTTCCAACGCCGGCCCCATGAACGGATGCGGCTTCACGTAGCGCCGCACTTTTTTCGTGATGTACCGCCCGCGGACTTTTCGACGCGACGCCACGGGGCCGCCCTTCTGAATCACTTCGGGTAACGGCGGATCGGTGCGACCGTCGAGCAGCACGGGACCGACCGGCACGGTTTCCGTATCCATGTCCCAAGCAAAGTAGATCGTCCGCAGGTTCGGCTCCGGACTGTGCGAACTGGGCGGCTTGCCCGCCGCCGCCGACTTTTTGCGTTTGCGGATCGACTGCCGGGCGATGATCCGCGTCAGCGCCCCCCAGCGAACCAGGGGCCGCTTCTTCGACTTGGCGATCGCCCGCGCGACCTCTTTGCGGTCGACGAACAGGCCGGTCATTTTCATCGTCAGTTCGAGGTTCATGGTTCAGAGGCCGGGGGCTGGGTCTTTTTTTTGGTGTTGCGTTTGTGTTTCGGCAGCAACAGTTTCAGGAGCGAAATGTTGGCCGCGCGGATCGGGATGCCGCTAGTCGCACCGCCGGCGGGCGAGTGTTCCTTGTAGGGATTGAAGTCGTCGGGTGCTTTGAGGGCGGTCCCTTTCTTGCGGTGCGAGTTGAACAACAGGGCGGCCAACAATCCGGTCTGGTTCCACTGCATGACGCCGTTGGCCTCGGCCATGGCGGCCAATTGCCTCAGCGTCAGGGGTCGGGGGTCGATACCGAGTTGTCCGGCGAACTCCCAATGGAGGCGCCAGAAGCGGTCTGCGTAGCCTCCGCGACCGTCATTTTCATCGTCCGAATCTTGCGATCCGTTTCCTTGGCGATCGCCGCTTCCATGTCCGCCGGCGTGATCTTCGACGCCGCGTCGACCAGCCTTTGGGTCGCTTTCTCCGAGGCCTCCAGCAGCGGCTTTAGCACTCGCTTTTTTTTTGGCGGCATGTACTCGACGAGTTCGAACATCACGGCCCGTTCGAGACCGTCGTGCGACTCGCCGTAGATCAGGTCGGCAAACTCATCGATCGTCAGCGCGTGGTCGTTCGTCGCGCCGCAAAAAGCCAACGCCACGATCGCTTTCATGTGATTGGCCAGGCCGTCGAACCCCGCGCGGCCGAGGATGGCGACGACGTTGACGCCGGTCAGCGTCTCGACCTCGATGATATGTTTCATGGTGATGGCGAACGGCCAGTCGCGGCCGTCCGCCAGTTTGAAGTTTTGCATCGTTTTTTCGCCTGGAGGTAAGTGGAAACAAAACGCACATGCGGTCACGCCGAAATAGTGAGCCATTCCGGTTCGGCCAGCGAACCGCCCTCTTCGTGATCGGTCGGCGCGGCCGTGAACGCAACGGACACGCCGTCCGCCAGCGGTTCATCACGATTGGCTTGCATTATTTCGCAGAACATGGCCAGCCCTTGCGACCCGGCGGTTGCGATATCGCCGTCCATCGCGGCCAGTTCGATCGGCGTGTTATTGAGTACCGAATCGAGCAGGGCGTCAAAGACCGTATCGGCTCCGACCTTGTAGCGGTAGCCGAAGTCGATGCCCGCCTGCTTGAGCGCACCGCGCTTGAGTTCCCAACTCGACTCGCGGCGTGACGTGTCGGCGTCGCCCTTACTGAGGTTTAGCGTCACGTCGACGGCGCGTTTGATTTCGACCCAACTGCGCGCCGCGCGCGTGCCAGCGTTGTAGTAGAGTTTGCATTCTTGTCCGATCGGGGTATCGCTCATCGCATTGTCCTTTTAAGGAAGGTCGGTGTAGTCATCGTCGGCGCGGAACGTGGCCGTGAACACGCCGGTTAGCACTGACTTTTCGGCCAGGTGTTTGGCGTCCCAAATGGAGTCGATTTCGAGTCGCATCAGCACCGTGCCGGCAAAACGCCGGTCGGCTTGTTTCAGCAACTCGCGTAGTTTGCGGCCGGTCTCCAACGTCTCGCGAATCAGCCCCTGGTCGAGGCCGTCGCCCTTTTCGCCGGCTTGTTCGGCTTTCACGTAACGCTGAATCGCGACGTCAATCTGATAATCGTGTTCCCAAACGTGGCGAGCCTTGCGTTCCTCGGCCTCAGCCCGCGGCACAATCGTGACGCACGGCCGGGCCTGCAATTCGGCCTCCGATCGCCGCGGCACAAACGCCACCTCGACGCCCTCGGCGGGCACGATGTTCGCCGCCTGGATGTACAGGCAAACGGCGTCGGCGATGGCGGTTTCGGAAATCACTTGGTCGTTGCTTCCAAAGTCGTGTGCAGGCGATAGTGCGATCGGTGGCTCGGCGGCGTGTACCGCCAGGGCCGTTCCGGTTTGGGGGCGTTGAGCCGATACGTTTCGACGCCGTGCGGACCGTCGATTTCGTAGTGGTCCGCTTGGTCGGGCGTCACCGGTCCGTCACCAAAGTCGTACTCGTCGACCGGCACCACGAAGTCGCGCGTGACAAAATGGTTGTCGACGATGTCGCTGACGCTGACCGCTTCCCACTCCGTTTCGCCGGGAATCGCGCCGTCAATCACGATCGCTTTGTCGCCCCGCCGAATCGTGAGCTTGACGCCGTGAATCCGGGCGGTTACCCGGCAAGCGGCGGTGTGCACGTTTTCGGCGATGGATGGCATGGTGATGGTTGGGTTAGGAAGCGTGAGAGACGATGGAAAACAGTTCGCGGTGTCCACATAAAAAACACTGGCCGGCACGGTCGGCGGCGTGCAGAACCGGCCGGCCAGCGACCAGGCGACTCGGTTAGGCGCGCAACGACGCCGTCATACTGGCGGCCGAACAGTCGCCGTCCGACAGCGTCGCCTTGACTCGCAAGTAACGCTTGACATCCGTCGGCAACGCACAGCGGGCTTCTGCCGCGGCGACGGCGCTGCCGTCTCCCGTCAATGTCAACAGGTTGTCGTGAAGCAGTTCCTCGCCGGAAAAGTCGCTGGCGTCGTCGTGGTAGACGTCGTAAACCAGCGTTTCCGTGTCGGCGAGTTGAACGGCCGTCAGGGCAGGCGATTCGAGCAACAACTCCGCGCCGGCCACGAAGTCGGACCGGCTGGTAATGTCGAGGTCGATGCCGTCGGACGCCACCGTGCCGGTGGCCGCAGGCAAGGCTTTCGACACCTCTAACTGCTTGTCGCCTTGCAGCCGGCCGGTGGCGAAACTCATGCCGAGTAGGGGGACGCCCAACAACATCGCAAACAGGTCGTAAAGACCCGTCACGTGAGCGACGCCGGCGGCAACCGGCATCAGTAGACAGGTGACGAGCAAGGCGAGCGTGAACGTGTTGAACTTCATGGCGAGCTCCTTTTTGATTGAGTGAGTGATTGAGCGTTTGTGCTTTCGTGTTGGCGATCGCGGGCCGCCGGATTCGGCGGCCCCGGCCGAAATGGCTTAGGCGGAAATCGCTTCCGTGTTGAGGATCGAACCGCTCAGGGCGATTGGGATGCCATCCACTTCGGTGGGGAACGGTGCCGGCGCGCCGGTCGCGTTGGTCGCCGTGCGACTGTTGCGCAACTGGCCGAGCGAGCGGCGGTTCATAAAGATCGCATCGGGATAGACGCCCTCGGGGAAGGTTCCCAGGGCGTCATAGATCAGATCGTCGGTCAGCATTTTGCCGGCCTCGGCGGTCAGGTTCTTGATTTGCGCGCACGAGTGCTTCGAACCAACCTGAACGCCGGCCCACAAAAGCAGTTCTTGGATGTAGGCCGTGTACGGGTTGCCGTCGGCGTCTTCGACGTCACCGATACGGACATCCGACAGGTCGAGTTGGCCGTCGGCGCCCCAGACCCACTGCACGTCACGCGGACCGAACTTGACCAGCCAAACGGACGAACCACCGTTTGCTGTCGTGCCGGCGGCGTCGACGACCATTTCATCATCGACGGCGTCGATCAGGCCGGGGTGTCCCTCGTCGTCGCCGACGTTGCGGCCGTAGTAAAACTGCTTGCCGAGCGTCCGCATCGACGCTTCGATCTGTGCGACACCTTCGGTCGCAATGTAAGCCTCGCGACCATCCTCTGACGCATCGGCGATCGCCTTGTCACAGTCGATGCGTGGGTTGAGGATGAACGTTTCAACGAGCCTGTTTTCGAAGCTCGATTTCGAACGGGTCGCGCCTTGATTGGCTTTGCGGAACCCGGCCGAGCCGAGACTCGTGCGGACTCGCGTTTTGTACTGTGTTCCCGAAATCGAGCGCGACGCGGCCACGTTGGGAATGGCGTCGCCCGTTTTCGGGTCCTTGCCGGACACCTCCGGCGTTGCCTTGATCGATTCCTCGATAATGTCGCCAGTGCCTTCGTTCAGCTTGGCGATGTCGAGCAGCGTGGGAAAACTCATCGTTTAACCTTTCGTGTTGAGTTGGGAAGTTGGTCGGGTCAGTGCATCGCCTGGCTAAAACCTTTTGAACAGAACGGTCAGTTGTTGCTTGGTTCCAAGAACTTGAGATTGGCGGCGTAGCGGCCGAGCTTCTCGCCGAGCGGCGACTTTTTGGTGTCGCCGTCATCGCCGTCATCGCCGGAAAACGACGCGCCGTGTTCCTCGGCCTCGTCGTTCACCGCCAGTTGTTTTTGCAGTTGCTCGATTTCTTCGTTACGCTCGCTGAGCCTTTTGGACAACTCACTCAGCCAGGCCGAAAGGGCCTTGCCCGACGTCGCCTTGGCCTCCAACTGGCCGACATAGAAATCAGAGTCGGCGTCGGGGCACGCTTCTTTGAGTTGCTCCAACGTCGCCGGTTCGTCGTTCTGCGAATTGCTCGCCTCGCTGTTGCGCTGCAGCTCGCCGACGTTGACGATCGACAGCCCGTTGTCGGCCAGGTACTTCGACAGAAAGCCTTTGATCCGCTCGGGGTGGATGTCGAGCGACGTTTCGTCCGGCATTTCGTCACTGCGGCCGAGGGAGTAGTCCAGCACGGCCTCCGCCGTCTTGGCCAATTCCGCGCCGCGATGAAACAGGCCGTCCGGGTTGGCGGCCGGATCGTCGACGACGTCGCCGGCGTGCAGCGCGGCCAAGCGGAAGTGCCGCAAGTTTTTGCCGTTCTTTTCGTCGGGGCTTTTGAACTTGCCGTCTTTGTCTTGATGCTCGGCCGAGAATCTCGCCTCTTCGCCGCGATCCCTGCTGAACACGATCGACGTGCCGAATGCTGCGGGATCTTCCTTGGCCATTTTGAGGACGTAGGCCGACAGATCGCCGTCCGGCGCGTGTCTGGCGGCCTCGGCCAAATGCAAATCGGCCAGCACGCGATCGCCGTCGTCGACGAACTTCGGGTTTTTCAGCCGGCCGAGGAAGTGCCCCAGCCCGTCCGCGGATAGGCCCGGATGCGTGAACCGACTTTTGACACCGACGCCGCCGGCCTGACCAACCTTGTCGTGTACCTGTTGGACAAAGAATTGGTCGACGTAGGCGTCATGCCCCAACGCCTCGCCGCGCGTGATGAGAGAAACACCCAAAATCACGCCGGCACCGAAGTCGCCACCGTCGGGGTCGATCGTCGGGCCATCTTCGCCGACCGCCAGACCGGTCGCTTTGGGCGCTCGCTGAAATTTGGGCTCGCGTTCTGGATGCGTGTGTTCGCTCATAATTAAGCCTCGGGAAAAATGGTCTCGGGATTGAAAATGGCCGGCCCGGCTTCGGTGATGGTGATGCCGGACTCGGCGATCAGTTGTTCCTCGCCCTTAAGCGCTTCGACCGTGCCGGCAAAGTCGCGATTGAAATACTTGCGACAGACGTCGTCGCGGGTTTGGAAGCCGGCGGCGATCGCCATGATCTCGCCGCGGAGTTCCTTCGACATGTCGAGCCACGGGACGCCCGTCGGCATCCACGTGCACTTGCCGGCCAGTTCGTCGGCGGTCATGCCGGACGGCACAAGGATGTCGCCATTCGCATCGGCCCGCCGAAACTGCCAAGCGTGCCAGGCGGATCGGGCCTCTTGATGGTCGGCGCGCTTCGAAAACGCCGATTTGAGATAGAGCGTCACGGCCGCTTTGGAACCAAAAAAATTGGTGTGACTCTCGTCGAAAAAGTTGTAGGGCAAGTCGATCGATTTCATCGCGACCGCCAGACAAAACGTCATAAAGTTCTGGCTGTCGCTGGCCGGCGTGCCGGTCTCTTTGATTTCTAAATCGTCGCCCTCGTCGAGTTCGAGCTTCCAGGGGCTGCTACCAAGATCAACCTCATACTTCTCGACGGTTTCCGTTTCGCCGTCGCCGGTGGTGTCGGCCTGTGTCGTTTCCGACGTTGCACGATGGAAGCCGGTCCCCTCTTCGGAATCCGACTTAATCACCAGCCCCATCATTTGCGACACTTTGATTTTGGCCAGGGCGGCCCCCCGGGCCTCGTACAAGTCGCGCAGATCGTTGACGGCCGTGGCAAACGGCGACACGCCGCGCGTCGCGTCGAACCGGTGGTGAGCGTCGAAGGTCGCGAAATGAATCGCTCGCTTCGCGTCCACGTTTTTTTCGAATTGAAAACCGCCCCACTTGCCGCGCTTGTGAATCGCATACGCCATGGCACGGCCCGCCGGGCCGATTCGCACGCCGTGCTTCCACTTGCCGTCGCGATCGGCCCGACCGTTTGGGGTGCGGATGCGATCCGCTTCGATCGCCTGCAACGACCCCTCGCGCAATTTCATAAACAAAATGTCGCCGTCGATAATGCGGCGAGCCTCGGCCATGCGAAAGAATCGGTGGGCGGGATGGCGGCCGGCGGCGTCGAAGGTCTCGGCCTTCGATCGCTCGGCAATGAACGCCTCCAGGTCCGCGTCGAGCGACTTGTCACCGGTCGCCGCGTGGAACGAATGCGTCGCGACGAAGTCGAGGTGCTTGCGGATGATCCAGCCGGCCAAAGACACGTTGCGTTGCAGGTCGCGTTTGTTCGCGATCAACCGCTTGCGTTGTGTCGGCGTCAGGTGGTCATCTTCATGCCGGAGCGTCGTGGAGACGGTCTTGCGGCGGTTGCTCGTTTCGGCGGCGTCATAACCAAACCGCGTCTGCGCAGTCGCCGCGGCGGCCGCGTTTTTCTGCGGCGGTCGACCGGACGTTTTGATCGGGGTCGGGCTCATGTCAGGATCGAATCACCGCGATATCGGAATCGGCGTCGTCGTGGGTCAGCTGAACCTTGCCGTTGGCGTCGTTGTAGATCGATGGCGGGAACGGGCCGACGACTACGGTGGTGTCGTCGGCGATCGACAGCGACTTGTCGGCCACCGCCTGGCCGTCGACCGTCTGTTGGGTGACGACGGTCGTTGTCCCCGCCCCGCCGGCCCCAGACCGTGCCAGCAAAACAAGTTCTCGGCCGGTATTGAGGAACTCGTTGCCGTTGGCGTTGTCGACCGCCGTGAAGCTGAGGGCGACGCCGTCGCGGTTGGATTGCTGAGGGGTGAGCGCGGTGGCCGACATGGGTAGCTCCTATTGACCGCTGAGATTGATCGTGGAAACGCGGGGCCGCTTGCCGGGCGTCAACTGCCGCTGAATTTCGCGGCGGCGACGTCGCAGGGAGTCGAGGTCAAACGACACGTTCACGCCGTCGGCGTTCGAACTCTTCGCTCCGGACGCCAAGATGGCGTCGATTTGAGCAAGCTCATCGGCAAGTGCTTTTAGGGTGGCCATGTTTCACGGTTACACCACGTGAGGCGAACCGCTCAAGACAGGAAAATCGATTTGAGATTTTCCTGTTTTCCAGGGAGCGACGCCGAAAAGAGCGGCCGCCGCGGCCAAGCGAGGCGGGATTTGTTACTCAGGGGTAGGGTCTAGCGTGCAAATTCGGTGTCAAAAACAGGGGTTTTCGCGGTTTCAAGTCACGGTACCGGGCCGCCGATTGCAGCGGCCGGTGCTGACCGAACGTGTCACAGTCACTACGCCGGCGGCGTCACGCTTTTCACCTCCAGACCGTCACGGTTTTGTGCCTGGCGAAGTCACGGCACGGTCCGCCGGCGGGTCACGATCGCCGCCGCTGCGACGTCACGGTTGTTGCGATCGAGGCGTCACGTTTGAAACGCCAGGTGATTCACGCCTTGGATCCCGCCGCTGGATCCGGCGGCGTGAGCTGCTGATCGTCGCCGGTCGGACGAAGATACACCTTGTCGTCGCGGGCTTGCCCGCACTGGAGACAGCGGCATCGCTTCCAGACGATCGTGGTGTAGAGGCCAAACGTCGGGTGGCTGCCGGAGATATTCGCCGTGCGGATGTTCGTGTAAGCCGATCGGTCGGTACATCCGCACGCTCGGCACTTGCTTATGCCGACCTCGACGGTGGGGCGGGCTTCCGTCTTCGCTCCCTTCGGCCGACCGCGACGGGCCTGGGACTTTTGCCCTTGTTTGCGTGACGTCTTCTTGGGAGTCGTCTTCTTGGGGGCCGCCTTTTTTCGTGTCGTCATAGTCGTTTTGCCTTCCGTGATCGTTTACGTTTGGGTTTCGCCTGACGTTGGTGTTCGGGCAGGATGCAGCCTTCGACGGACGCCGCCACGGCGGACATGACGACGACGTCCAAGAGGTGGTTGTCGGGCTTGTTCGGCGGCAGTTTCCACTCGATGACCCGCCGTTCGTTCGCTTCGACGGGAACGGGCCTTTCCGACGTAAGATGGTCCGCGATCATGCGATGCCGTGACGGCTTCGCGGCGTACAGCCGCCATGCCCCCGGATCTTCGTCGGGTTGCGCGAGTCGGTTTTGAACGAACGTTTTCCAGTAGTTCGAATCGTAGGAAACATAGCGAACCGGCTGGCCTCTGTTGACCGCCGGAGATCTCCAGTGATGACCGACGATGTCGCCCTTCTTCTTTTTCCGGTCGTTGATCTCGCGTGTTGTCGCTCCGATGTATCGGCCGTGACACGGCGTCAGGAGCGGCGCCATCGCGTGATGGTTGCAAATCTCGTAGATGATGTCCGTCGATTCCTTCCAGTTGGCGTCGATCACCACCCGGTCAACGTGTGCCAAGCCGCCGTCTTCCCGCTGCCACACCTGGCCGGTCAGCATGTCGATTAGATCAGTCAGCGAGGCAAACAACCTCGATTCAAGCCGCCCGCTGTATTCGATCCCAATCGTCGGATGCGCTCGGGCAAGCGTAAAGTACGATCGCGACTGTTCTGGCCAGGTTCCGTAGTCGGTGATGCCAGCCGACATATCCGGCGCGACGCCAACCATTCCCCAGTAAAGCAGGTCTTTTTGCACGTCGATCGCCGCGACGAGTTTCGTGGTGGCGTTGGGGATCTGTCGACGAGCGACCGCGTTGACCCGCTTGGCGATCTCCGGAGCCGTGAGAAACTCCTTTTCAATCGCGTGATCTTTTGGCGGGTCGTTCTGGCACTCACAAGCAAAGGCGTAGGGGTCGGCCAAAAACTTCCGCATCGTCGACTCGAGCGCCGACAGATCCCCCGGCTTGATCGCGTCGGGCCAATCGACCACCGCGCCGCGGTCCATTTCACGGCGATTGTCGCCGTATAGCTTGTGTGCGTTTGGCGTGTTTTGAAGATCATTCGCTAGGTCTTCGCGGCGGATTTCGTCGTATTTCTCCCAGAGATCCATTCGATCCGGAAAGCTCTTCAACTGCTGAAATCGTTCGCCGTTCCAGTCGGGATGTTGTTCCTTGTCAAGCATTCTGGCCGCCAGGTCATCGGGGCGAATGATCGTGCACGGCATCAGCGCGGCTAGGCGCTCCGTTGGCCCCTCCAGTCCGTCGATCGCCCCTTGAATGATTCGTTCCCGATGTTCCGTTTGAGCTGGACTACTGGCGGATTCGTCGGTTTGTGGATCGTCGATAACCGCCAGCGACGGCCGAATACTCCGGCCGTCGAGCGTGTTGTGTTTCGCGCCTCGAATGCCGCCCAGCAGGCCGGCGGTGTGGGTCTTCGCACCGGATGCCTGACTGCCGGGGATCGTCGGGAACACGATCGATTCAGCGCCAATCGTGATCTTCGTGTGCCGCCCGTGGTGAAGCTGGCCGATGGCGCGGCGTGGTTCGCCATCTAGTTCGCGAATGGGGTAGCAGATTTCCGGAAAGTCTTCATTCAGGGCATCGTTGAACATGAGTTCCGTGCGAATGTGATCGAGCATTTGTTCGGCAGCGTCTTTGTTCGCGCCGATCAGCATCACAAAAAAGTGGCGTCCGGTCATCGCCGCCCACATGGCGGCGATTTCGGACCGCGTCGTTTTGCCCCGGGACCGTGGCATCACAAAAGCGAACTTGCCGCCGTGCTCGATTGCCGACTGAATTTTTTGATCGACGCGGACTTGATCCTGCGACGATGGCAGCGTGAACAAATGGCCGAAATACTCGCGACAAAAAAACTGGAAGTCGCCGAAGGCGTGACGGCGGCGGGACGGATCGCTGACCGGAGGGATCGATCCAATGTCGCGGGCGACGCGGCTGGCCGCCCGATTGCGCTGAATGGCGGCCGCCTTAATGCCTTCATACACATGATGCGATTTACGTCGTCTCGACATTGATTTTCTCCGCCGCGATTCGCGCGTGTTCTTCGATCGGGTAATCAGCCGGTGCCAGTTCTAACGGCAGCAAGTGAGCGGCGATCGTTTCGATAGTCTTCAACAAGTCTGCTCGCTCGGCCGTGATTTCGTCCGTTTCACCAACGGCGTCATTCGGGTACAAATCCAACAGCCGATTCAATTCC